GCTTCGTAATCAACCACGTCAAGCGGAGCGGGCGCACTCGCGAGTACAACCTTCGGCGGGATACGCAGTCGCGGTAACCCGCCTATTCACCCTCCCTGAGGACAACCCTGTTGGCATCTACAGACCGCATTCCTCCGGTCACGGCAGAGCTTCTGTCGTGGCTGGAGAGCGTCTTCATCGACCGCCTTCCGGCAACACCGCAGACCGATATGGCGCAGGTCAACTTCGCCATCGGCCAGCAGTCGGTGATACGGAAGCTGCGGCAGGCTCACAATCAGCAGCACGAACAAGCCCTCTCGGGCACACCCTAGGTAAGGAGCTATGGCCGACGAGTACACGCAGGAAGGCGTCTCGCCCGCCATGACGGCAAAGGGACGGTTCGAATCGCTCAAGGTCGAGCGCGAGCCGTTCCTCAGCCGGGCGCGAGAGGTCTCGAAGCTGACGATCCCCTCCCTGATTCCCCCTGAGGGGACCACGGGGGCCTCGAAGCTCCCCACACCGTTTCAGTCTGTTGGATCGAAGGGCGTCAACAACATCGCCTCGAAGCTACTGCTCGCGCTGTTCCCACCCGGCTCGTCCTTCTTCAAGCTGACCATCGACGACTTCGTTCTCGATGCGCTCATCGCTGCGGCAGGGGGCGGGGAGAAGGGGCAGGACGCGAAGGGTCAATTCGAGAAGGGGCTCGCCAAGGTGGAGCACGCTGTCGTCAACCGCATGGAAGCGGTCGGCATGCGCGTGGACCTCTTCGAGGCCCTGAAGCATCTCGTGGCTGGCGGCAACGCCCTGCTGCGAATCGGCAAGCGCGGGAAGCTCATGGTCTATCCGCTGTCGCACTACGTGTGCAAGCGGGACGGCGAGGGCGAGCCTCTGGAAATCGTTCTGGAGCAGTGCTTCGCCCCGATGACTCTGCCTCCTGAGGCGAAGCTCATCTACGACATGCAGAGCGCGGCGAACGACACGAAGGACGGTCGCTCGACCAACACGGTCTACATCTACACGCGCATCTGCCGCAAGGACACCCGGTGGGTGGTCTACCAAGAGTTGATGGGTGAGGAAATCCCCGGCACTCGTGGCGACTATCCGCTCGACAACTCTCCGTGGCTCCCGCTGCGCCTCAACCGGATTGCCGGCGAGGACTACGGGCGTGGCATGGGCGAGGAATACCTCGGTGACATCTACTCGCTGGAGTCGTTGAGCCAGAGCATCGTGGAGTTCGCTGCCGTCGCTGCGAAGATTCTGTTCTTCGTGGACGAGGGTGGGACGACCTCCAAGAAGGCCATCGCTGAGGCACCGTCAGGCACCGTGATGGATGGACGTGCTGCCGACGTGTCGATCCTCGGGTTGGAGAAGTTCGCTGACTTCCGTGTCGCGAAGGAGACCGCTGACGGTATCGAGCAGAGGCTCGGTGAAGCGTTCCTCCTTGGCTCGGCTGCACGCCGGGACGCGGAGCGTGTGACTGCCGAAGAGATTCGGCTCATCGCCGGGGAGCTTGAACAGGCTCTCGGTGGCGTCTACTCCGTCCTCTCTGCCGAACTGCAGCTTCCTCTCGTGAAGCGGCTCATGCTGCAGATGACGAAGGAGAACGCACTGCCGCCCCTCCCGAAGGAGGCGGTAACTCCGCAGGTCGTGACCGGCCTCTCTGCGCTCGGTCGCACGTCAGACCTGCAGAAGCTCGACTCGCTGCTCGCAGGCACCGCACAAATCTTCGGTCCCGAAGTCATTGCTGAGTACGTCGCCGCTGGCGCGTACATGACCCGCCGCGCTACCGCGCTCGGTATCCCCGACGTGGGCGACGGGCTCATCCGCAGTGAGGAAGTGGTGCAGGCGCAGCGTGACCAGAAGGCGAAGATGGAACTCGCCTCTAAGCTCGGACCCCCGGCCATTCAGGCCAACCAGAAGCGTGAGGAAGCCGCAGCGAACGCCGCGACAACTTCCGAAGCGCCCGAATAAGGAGTACCCGCATGGCGCGTGACGGCAGCATCGGCCCCCGTATGCCCTCAGAGGCTCTGAGTGGTGGCGCTCTCAACGAGAGCACTCCCGCAGAGCAGCGTGTGGCAGACAAGGGCCTCCCTCTGTCTGATGGTCCCAAGCTCGGCGTGAACGACAGCCGCCTGCCCGCGAAGTACGAGCGGACGGTACACGGTCACACCGTCATCATCGAGGACCGGTAATGGACAGCGGCGTAGTGTCACGCCTGAGTGCTGCCCCGACCCCTGCCGCTGAGCCTAGCCCGGCGGCGGGGATCGTGGCTACACCCACGGCCAATGGTGGAGTCACCGTCCGTAGAGACGAGGTGGCTACCGCCCCTGCTGAAGACAAGCTGATCCTCGGGAAGTTCAAGACTCCCGCTGATCTGGAGAAGGCCTACACCGAGTTGGAGAAGAAGCTCGGCGCTGGCAAGAAGGACGAGACCCCGCCCGCCGCCCCTGCGGCCCCTGCGGCTCCTGCCCCCGACGCGGCTGCTGCTGCGACGAAGGCTGGTCTCGACCTGGGTGCGCTCTCGAAGGAGTACGTCGCTGGTGGCAACAAGCTGAGCGAAGCCTCGATGGCCAAGCTCGCAGCCGCTGGCATCACCGCAGATCAAGTCGCCACGTACATCGCCGGTCAGACCGCCGTCGCTGAGAAGATCAGCGCCGACCTCGCGACCGTCACTGGTGGAGCGGACAAGCTCGCCGCCACGCTCGAATGGGCGAAGGCGAATGCGACACCGGAGCAGAAGGCCTCGTTCGACGCGGCCCTCGACTCTGGCAACACCGCGCTCGTGAAGCTGGCCCTCACCGGCATCCACGCTGACTACCTCAAGGCTGTCGGCAGTGATCCGGCGTTGGTCGAAGCGGAGCCCGTCTCGGCTGCTCGTGGTCCGCAGGCCTTCGCCTCGCAGGCTGAGGTGACTGCCGCCATGCGTGACCCGCGCTACAAGAACGGCGACCGCGCGTACATCAAGCAGGTCGAGGAGCGGATCAAGGCTTCTCGTGGCAAGCTGTGGGGACAGGGGAGGGCCTAGTGGGTGGCCTGCTCTCGTTCCTCGGTGGCCCCATCGGGTCACTAGTGAAGGAGGTCGGGGGAGTCATCGACTCGCTCTCGACCACGAAGGAAGAGAAGCTGGACGCGCAGCGCAAGCTGCTGTCGCTTCAGCAGGCCTTCCAAGCGAAGGTGATGGAAGTGGACGCGATCTTCGCAACTGAGCGCGCCAAGGTCATCATGGCCGAGGCCACCAGCGAAAGCTGGCTCACGCGCAACTGGCGTCCCATCCTCATGCTCGTCTTCACGTACATCATCGCGCACAACTTCGTCATCGCTCCCATCTTCTCGCTGACCATGGTGGTGATTCCCGACAACATGTGGGAACTCCTCAAGCTCGGCATGGGTGGGTACATCTTCGGTCGCTCTGCCGAGTACGTGGCTGAGCAGGCGAAGGAAGCGATTGCAGCGAAGAAGCAGTCGTAACACATCGACCGGCGGCTCCCTGATTGAGGGTCGCCGGTCTTGTCACACCTCTCTTCAGAGGGTGACGCGTAACCAGCACTGCCATCCGAAGCTCTGACCTCCCACGGGAGACAATCTGCGGCGACACGACGGCTGAGCGGTTCGCGGGATCGTGTTCACACCAATCCCAACAATCAATCAGTTTGGAGTATCACCGTGGCTGACGCAACTGTTTCTCGCCTTGGTCAGGCCGATGGCGCAGGGGACGCTACTGCGCTGTTCCTCGAAGTGTTCGGTGGAGAGGTTCTCACCGCCTTCGAAGAGACCAACGTAGCGCTGAGCCGTACCTCGGTTCGGCAGATTTCCAGCGGCAAGTCCGCGCAGTTCCCCGCGACGTGGAAGGGCACCGCTGCCTACCACACGCCCGGCGCTGAGCTGGTCGGCACCACCATCGCTCACAACGAGCGGAACATCGCCATCGACGACCTGCTCGTGGCGGATCGCTTCATCGCGACCATCGACGAGGCCATGAACCACTGGGACGTGCGTGCTGAGTATTCGCGCGACATGGGCCGTGCTCTGGCGAAGAAGATGGATCAGAACATCCTGCAGGTCGGTATCCTCGCCTCGCAGGCGAGCGCGACCGTGACCGGCGGCAACGGCGGCACCGTCATCACCGACGCCGACGCGAACACCGACGCGGACAGCCTCATCGGCAGCCTCTTCTCGGCGGCGCAGTCGCTCGACGAGAAGGACGTTCCGTCTGAGGACCGGTACGTGTACCTGAAGCCCGCGCAGTGGTACCTGCTCATCAACTCGTCCAGCAAGCTCGTCAACCGGGACTACACCAAGTCCGTGAACGGTGGCGTGGACAGCGATGAACTCGGCTACGTGGCCGGGATGAAGGTCGTGAAGACCAACAACCTGCCGCAGGCGAACGTGGCCACTGGCCCGACTGCCTATCAGGGCACCTTCGCGAACCACTACGCTCTCGTCATGCACAAGAGCGCGGTCGGCACCGTGAAGCTGATCGACCTCGGGCTGGAGATGGCGTACGACATCCGGCGTCAGGGCACCCTGATGGTCGGCAAGTACGCGGTCGGCCACGGCATCCTGCGTCCCGAGGCTGCTGTCTCGATCAAGACCGCCTAAGCGCGGGTAGTAACACTGCATTCCCCTACCGGGGTAGGGAGTTTCCCTACCTCGGTTTTTTTCTTCTCTCCCGAGAGCAACCATGCCCCAACTCTCATCCATCGCCGCGACGACTGAGGTCGATGCGGTGAACGCTTTGCTCTCCACCATCGGAGAGGCCCCGTACGCCGACCAGACTGAGCTTGACGCGTCCACCAGCGTCGATGTGACCACTGCGGTCGCTCGCCTGAAGGACACGATTCGCGCCGTCTGCACGCAGCCGTGGAAGTTCAACACGGAGCGGGAATACAAGCTGACTGCCGCCGCCACGATTACGTGGGCTGCGGACTCCGAAGAGATCGGCGTGTTCACTGTCCCGACGAATCTCCTCGCGTTCACCACCTCCCTGCGTGCGGACCAGCAGGGCGGAAAGTACACCGATGCGCAGGTGCGCCTCAGCCGACAGTATCTCGACCCCGCCTTCGTCCTCGTCTT